CATCATATCGATTGTCAATGTTGATGGTTTCAAAGGTGCAAACATTTTACTTCCTTCGCTTCCGTATTTTATTTTTACTCCACCTGTGCCTAGCGTTCCTTCCTTGTCTAGTATTGTTGTTTCTACTTGGTCATAAATTTCAAGTCTGTAGCTTATGGTATTATTGCTCCTTATATCAAAGTAGTAGGTTCTATTATATGCCATTATATATATCTTTTTCTATTTGTTCCTGTATCTTCGTTTGCTAAGAATATATCTTCGCCTTTTAATACTCCACCAACATTTAAAGCTACATTCATTTGCTGTTGGTTTCCTAGCATATTTTTTAATTTTGATAGTGGTGCTACTACTTCTGGGTCATTTTGAGCTCCTGCATATTCTCCTACCAGTGCGTTGGTTGGTCCGTATACTATTCCACCTTGTGCCATTGGTAGTGGTGTTGAAGCTATAGTAGCTATTTGAGCTGCTCCTAGCCCAGCCATAACTCCTGCTAGTATTGGTCCTGCTATTGGTCCTCCTTGTGCTAAAGCATTTACTATTGCTTGAGCCGTTCCCATTATTGCACTAGCTATTTTCATTGCTTTTTCTCGCTTCGCTGCTTTAAGTTCTAAGGCTTTTCTTTTAGCATCTATCTTTTCATCAGCTTGCATTTTCTTTTGAGCAAATTTATCATCTATCTTTTTTATTGCTTCCTTCTTTTGTTCTTCAGTCATTTTAGAATTTTCAACGGCTGCTATTTCTCGCTCCATATCTTTTGCAAATCTTTCATCACTTGCTGCTTGTTCGTTGTCTAGGATAGTCGTTTGTTTTTCGTGTTCGGCTGCAAATAAATTACCTATTCCAGATAGAGCAGCTCCAGCTACTTGGCTGATGTTTCCCCATACTTCGCTCACTTTATCTGCTAGGTCGGAGTAGCCTTCTTTGGCCCAATCCAAATATTGTTGAATTGCTGACTTTTTCTTAGCTAATGATTTATTTAATGCTCCAGTGCCATCATCTCCTCCTCCTCCTCCTTCTCCTCCTCCTCCTTTTCCTCCTCCTCCTCCTTCTGGTACGAGTAGGCTAGTGCCTCCCATAAAGCCTTGTATTTTATCTTTTACTGCTCCTAGTTTATCTGCAAACCATCCACTTACATTGTCTACTGTTCCTTGGATGTCTTCTTCCGTTATCATTTGTAGGGGTCTAGCATTCATTGTTTTATCTACAGCATCAGCAAAGTTCTCAGCCGTTTTATCTCCAAACTCTTTAGCATTCTCTTGTATACCATCAAAGGCTTGTGCTATAGTATCTCCTATCCCAGATGTTGCTTTTTTAAATCCTTCTTTTATTTTTTTAGGGTCAGCTGTAAATATTCCCATTATAATATCCCCTACTCCACCTAGGACTTTCATTGCTGAGTCCTTAATCGCTACAAAAATATCAGCTACACTTTTTCCGAAAAATATTAAATATGCTAGTGCTGTTTTGAATGTAAATACTACCCCTTGTATTATTCCTCTAAATGCAACACTTTCATTATAAAGTGTAATGAACCAGTTTACTATTTGCACTAGGATTGCTTTTGTTGTTCCCCAGTTATCATATATTACTTTAAAGATTAAGCCTAAAGCTACTACTACTAATCCGATCGGAGATAAGATTGCTCCTAATGCTGTTACTAATCCACCAGCTAATGTCATCAATGGTCCAGATAAAGCTACAATAGCTCCTGCACCTACTATTAATTTTTTAGTTCCTCCATCTAAAGATGTAAATCCTTTAGCTATTTTTACAGCCCCATTAGCTATTGCAGTAAATACTGGCATTAAAGTAGCTCCCAGTTCCGTTGCTGCCATCTTTAAATCATTAAAGGTTTTCTGCATTTTAAAGCCACTAGTTTCGCTTAATGTCTTAAAGCCATCAGATACTAATCCAGTAGAATCATTCATCGCATCTAATACATTTCCATAGGTTTCAGTTTGCTCTCCTAATACACCAAATACACCCTTCAACGCTTGAGATTTACTAAAAAACTTAGACATAGGTACTCCTTGTTCTTCGAAGCCTTTTTGCAAGTGTAGTAAAGTTTCACGGAGTCCTTTTTCTCCTAGCATAACCTTTAAGTCCTCAGCCTCCATATTTATCTTTTTCAAGGCTTTTTCCTGCTGTGGTCCTATTTTTGCTAGTGCCATCATAACTCCACCGAAACTTGTAGAAGCAGCTTTAGCATCTCCAGTTGTCTTAGTAAATGTAGCTATAAAAGCATTAGCTTCTTCAAATGAAATTCCTAATTTAGATGCCATACCCATCTGAGTTCCTAATACTTCGGCTAGGTCTGATGCTTCAAACATACCCTGTTGCACTGCAATACCGAATACATCGAGTGCCTCGGAAGCCGTGATAGTTTCAGCTCCATAAGCATTTTGAGCTGCAGAAGCAACTTTAGCTAGGTCTGTTTGTTCTCCTAGTCCTATTGCCACACCTTTCGATACTTGTTCCAATGTAGACATTGCATTCGCTCCACGCAGTCCTGCAGATGTTAAAAAGAATAAACCATCGGCTAGTTCAGCTGGTGCTTGTGCTGTTGCTCCAGCTAGTTTTTGCACCTCTTGACCCATCTGATTTACTTCCTTCGCTGAAATACCGACCAGGGTATTTATCTTGGTCATATTCTTTTCGAAGTCAATAGCCATTTTAGCTCCTGCTACTCCAATTGCTGCAAATGGTAGAGCAAAGCTCATAGATATGCTTCTACCTATAGCTTTCATTTTTGTTCCGAATGCTACCATTCGTTTTTGGGCTATTGCTAGTCCTTTAAAAAGTGGAGATGTAACTGCGTTGATTACTACATTTAAGGAAGCGAGGGCTTTTTTAGGCATTGTCTTTTAGTTTTTGTAATTGGTCATCGTACTCGGAGTCTCTTATAATCTTTTCTATATCGTGTTTTTTCTGTGCAGTCGTTATTATTACTTTTTCCCAGGGGAATGTAGTAATTTTTTTAGGATCTATTCCTCTTTTTAAGTGTGGGTTTATAATAACACAGGCTGTCCATCTTGCTCGTTCCCATTCTGCTTGTTGGTTTTGTTCGTACAGCTTTTTGCTTCCAATCTGAGCATTGTAAAAATTGCGAGGGCACATATTATAAAATTGTTCTAGGCTCATTTTTAATTCTCCGAATGCTATCTGTTCTAATATATCAAATGTTATTTCTTCACTAGTTTCTTTTTGGCCTTTTTTTTTGGTGTATCTTCTTGGCTTCCTATATTGTGGCCCATATGTTCTCCGAATATTTCTAAGGCTCTAGTAAGTCCTCCCATATCCGAGTCTAATAAATCGCTTAATTCATCAATCGTTAAATCAAAATCTTGCGATGATTTTCTGCATCCTTCTTCAATTCCTACTAATACTAATTGTAGGGCTTGGTCTAGGGTCATATCCTGTCCTAGGTTCATTAGTTTGTTTAGCGATGTTCCTGTGGCTGCACAATATTTTCTTAGTCCGTTAAATCCAAAGAAAACAGGATAATTTTTGTTAGCTATTTTTACTATTTCGTATGTCATTTTTTTAATTTGTTAAAGGTTAATTTATAAGAGTTTTCCCCAGCCACCCCTTTAACAAATAAAAAGGTAGCCAGGGTTTACTCTATTGTTGTTATACTGTTGCTTGTACTAATTCTCCAGTTCCACTGAACGATCCACTCCAAGTACTCGAGTCTTCATTCGGTGTATCTGCACTTAAAGATGTAAGGAAAGCCTGGCCAGTCCACTTGATATCTCCTGTTACATCTGTAGAGAATTTTAATTCAAATTGTGTTCTAGCGTAGATGTAAGAGCTATATAACTCATTAGCTGTTAAACCTGTTACAGCCGTTCCATCTAAGTTTGTAAATATTAACATTCCTTCTACTGAAACTTCCCAGTCTCTTTGTCCTTCTAGTTGGTCTCTCCATCCACCAGAGTCTTTTGTGCTTGTATCTCTTAGGTTGTGATTCATTGAAATCGAAGCTGATGAAGCATAGGCTACTTTTGTGCCAGCTACATAAACTCCGAATTTTGTACCATTAATTACTCCATCTGTTGCCATAATTTTTGATTTTTTTTAGTTTATTATTTTTTTTTATTATTAGTTTTCAGTTGTTTTTTATCATTGTGGTGCTTGTATTAATTCGTTTGTTCCAGTAAAACTTAGGTTAAATGTTGCATTGTCTTCATTGGGTGCTTCAATTGATGCTGATGATAAATATCCAAAGCCAGCCCATACAAAAGTACCAGATTGTAATGTTTTTAAGTACATTAAAACTCTATTTTGATTAGTATAAAATTCATTCATTACTTCATCAAATGTAGCACCTACTGGTGTGTTTCCATTTACTAATCTGTATGCCAGTTTTCCTTCAAACTCCATAGACCATTTTCTAGTTGTTGGTAAACATTTTTTCCAGTTATGTGTTTCTCTGGCTGAGATATCTTTTGTATCTACTTCTACACTAAAGCTCGCAGCTGTTCCAAATAAAATAGTATTTATACCTATATAAAGCAAGTATTCCGTTCCATTAACTATTCCATTTAAAGCCATTATCCTATTGTTAAAATTGCGACCTTCACACTGGTTCTACTACTTACGGTAAATGAAACAGCTGAGTCTGTGCCGTTATAAGATGATACGGCAAAAGTTCCAGCCATTGCACTTGTATTTCTATTTATTGTTACTACAGCATTTGATTTAGTCAAGTCTCCATATATAGGATTTTCTACGCTTGTTACTACTGTTGTAACTGTTAGCGTTATTGAGGCTGAACTTCCATTTTCAATATATATAAATTCTTTCCCACTATTGCTAAAAGTATTAGTTAAAGATCCAGCAGATAAATCTGTAAGCGTTGGAGTTATTCCTCCTTCTATTATAGTTTGACTATTTATCAGTGCCATTTTTCTCTATTTTTTTCTTTGCCTTGGCTTTTCTTTTTGTTCCTGGTTTAGGCTCGCATCCTTCAATAGCTAGTAATTTTTCGTATGTTTCATTGTCGCAGGCTAGTTTGCTTCCTGCAGGAAATACTCGACCCTGTGGGCTAGTGTATTCTTTTGTAAGTTTTATATCCATTATTCTCTATTTATCCAGCCGTTCGCTGGGTTATTAATAAATGCTCTGATATCTTGATGATTCAAAGGGTTATATTGATTAAGTGTTTCTGGTTTTGTCCCATCATATTTCAATATAAATTCTGATTTATCTATGTTATATCTTAGCGTGTTTCTAAACTCCACCACTTGTGAAAAGTTTATATTATCTATCTCTATTGTTGGTATGATGCAATATTCCATATTATTAAGGGACAGTTGTTGTTATGTCCGTGCTTGTCATATTAGTCATTGTACCATTATTATTATTTGAGCTTTCATCTGTAATTGTAGGAAATGCTGCAGTTCCTGTTGGGTCTCCCATTCTCCAGTATCCTTGCAGTCCTGTATGGGCTGCTAGGTCAGTCGGTGTTCCACTGTTGACTATTGCTGTTACTTGTGCTGGTGATAGTTCTATATTAAATAATGCAAACTCATCAATGTTTCCATCTAAATAAAAACTATTTTGTTCGGATGTTCCTATTCTTAAATCAGAACTTGTATTTTCCATTGCTGTATAAGATCCACTTATCGATCTTGTTTGTGCTGGTTTAGGGCCATTAACATATATATTTAAACCTGTTTGTGATCCAGAGCCATCATAAGTAAAGACATAATTTCTCCATCCACTTGTGCTAATCGCTGCATCTACTTTGTTTTGTATATAACCTCCTGTGCTGTTATCATATAATCTAATTCTTAATTTATCAGATGCATCTGTTGTTATGTGATATTCTTTATCTGTAGCTGATTTAGCAAATAATGGAGCTCTTGTAAAATCATTTATTTTTGCCCATAATGAAACACTAAAAGGGCTATCCGTTGCTCCATCTCCAAATGTAAAAATATTACTATCTCCTAAATTTAAATAGTCATCTACTCCATCAAATAATAAAGAGTATAAATTCGTGTATGGGTCTGGTGGTGGTATTTGGTTTATTCTAAGTTTAAAATCTAAGTGCTTAATATATACCCCCCTTGAGCCGTAGTCATCATCGTAGTCATCTACAGATGATTCGTAAACACAAGAGTCTAGTGATATTTGGCTTGTATATGGGGATGGTACAGCTCCCCATTCTCTATCTAGTGCATTCCTTACTTCAACTGCTATATTTTCTACTTCCAGGTATGTTTCTGCAAATGCTGATATTTGCACTCTTGATGTGTCTAGTATTGACCTTTGTTTTATTCTTGGATCAGCATCTACACTTATGCTGTCTCCTTTCGTGTCTAATGGTACGGAGCTTATTTCTCTGTATACTATGTATGGGCCTCCTGTTGGTTGTTGGCCTCTTATAGCGAATATTTTAGTTGCTGGCACTAAAGCTGTAAGGTCAGCGTAATTCGTTAATAACGGATATATAATTGCACCAGATCTCATTATGTATAAATTCTTTTTAGTCCTTTCGTTTCTCTTTGTAGCACTTTTTCTACGATCGCTTGGCTTCCTGCTAGTAATATATCTCCTGCACTGCTTTGTGATTTATCCCAGGCTGGCCTCATAAATGGGTGAGGTTGAGCCGTTGCACTTCCGTATTCTACTATCGCTCCGTAATATCCACCACCTCTTTGATTGTTCTTTGTAGCCGAGCCTCCTGTTGCTTTTGGTCCTACATATAAAGCTGGCAGTTTTCTGCTTGCTCTAGTGCTAAATGCTTTTATACTTCTTTTAAGGTCTCCATCTTTGTTGCTTATACCAGCTCTTGCTGATTGTATAATTGGTTTAGCTGCTTGTCTGAAAACAGCCATAAAAAATTTATTACGCTTTACTGCATAAGGTATTTTACGCATTGCTGCTTGGAGTTCTTTATTTCCTAGTACCGTTCCAGCGTTTATAGTTCCTAAATTCATTAGTCGTTATCTTTATATTTTGCTATGAGCTTTGTCATTTTATGCCTTCCATCAATATGTGCTATTCCTTCTATATAATAATATGCTGTTCCACTAGATAGTGTATGTTTTATTCTCCAGTTTGGCTGTATTAAATCTTTATATGTTTCGTATCTTATATAAAAATCTACTTTTTGTTCTCCTACTTTTTGTTCTCCTTCATCTGTTTCGTTACCTCCCTTAAATATCATATAAGCCCACACAGTATTTATTCCACTTGCAGCAGCCCAGGTTTCATCTTGTATTCCTCCATAGTTTGCATTTTGAGTAAATGTATTACTTTGTATTTGTACTGGTGTATCTAGGTCTCCTACTGAAATCATAAAGTTTGTATTTTATATGGATTCATTAGGTATTGTGCTGTCCTTGGTATTTCTGATACTATTTTTCCAACTATTACTGATTGTCTGTTTTCGTACATATCAGCCACTATTATTTTAATGCATTGTATTAGTGGTTCTGGTATATCTGATGGAGTTCTTCCAATTCCTACTTTATATGCTACTTTATATTTTTGTTTTATATCGCTATCTGGTGTTCCTATTGTAGTGTTGTTAATATACATTCTAGGAGGTTTTGCTTCAGTGATAAATTCCACACCAGTTTGAGCGACCCACGATCCACTTTGATATACGGATAATACTGGTATTGAAAGTTTGGCCATTGGGCTTTTATATAATATTGAAACATCTTTAATGTCAAAACCATATTGTATTAATTCAGTTTCACACAAATAAATATTACAGAATTCTTCTATTCTATGCACTGCAGCTTTTTCCAAACCTTCTATATAATTATCATCATCTGCAAAGGTTATACGCAGATGTTCCTTCAAGTCAGCCGTGCTTACTATTTGTATATTATGGTGTGTTACGACTTGTAAATATTTCATTTTTGACTAACTTTTCTTTTAAAATGTTATACTAAATTATTCTGTTTTTCTTGTTTTTTCTATACCCTGCAAATTTCGACAGTTCCACTTTCTCGTTTTTTAGGTATCCTTTGTTCATTGCACTTGCATAATCGAACACAGGGCTTCTTTTGTGGCTTAGGATTGATTTGCTTATTATCTAAAAAAGGAAGAAACAAGGAGAGAAATTCTCCAAGTTTCGACCATTTTTTTCTATAATTATGCCTCAATTAAATTAGCAAAAGCAAGGTTATTTTGCACTGCATCTCCATCTACTAATGTAGTAGCGATAAGCGTTCCTAGTCCTTGTCTTGACTTAGTGTATGGGTCATATAATAAATCCAATCCACCGAATTGAGCTAAGTGCACTTTAGAGAAATCTCCGAATAATGCCTGGGCTTTATTAGCTGCACCACCGTTTCCTACATTAGTTGAAAAGAAACCATAGTAGTTATTTAACTCTTTAGTATCTGGATTCCATAATGCAGCGACTCCAGTCGTTTGTAATAAAGTTCTGATTGAAGAATAAGCATCCTTATCAAATATGTAAGCCATTCTAGATCCTTCTAATGGTACATTGTTTCCTAATACTGTAGCTTCTAAAGCGATAAAGTCAGCAGCAGTTACACCTGTTGCACCAGCAGCTGCATCAGCATAAATTGAAGCTGGAGCACCAGTTACATCAGCAGTAGCTAATAAAGCCTTCTCCCAAGTTGAAGCTATGTTAGCTGCCATATTTCTACGGATTGCTGCTTCTAGTCCAGCGTTTTGAGTCATTGCTTCTTTTGATAAATCTACTACAGAGATTAATTTTTTAGGTGACAATGTGATACTTGTTGTTGCACCAGCAGCTGCTACATCAGTTCCAGGGTCTTCAGCTACCCAGCTTGATGTGATGTCAGAAACTACAGGGAATTTTTGGTCAGCTACACCAGAGTAAAAGTTAGCCCCTGCACTTGCAAGTACTAAGTTCGCTTCTAATTGGTCAGTAAATGATTGTACTTCTAATGGGCTAGATGCTGCAGTTGTTACTGCTGCTCTTTGGTTTAAGATAGAATGTGGAATTGCTACACCTCTATATGTTTGGTGTGGAGTTTCGTTTCTAGCTTCCTGGTCCATCTCTTTTACTAATCCTTCTAATTTTCCATTTACTGCTTGCTTCATTGCATCTTGGAATGAGTAAGATCTTTTGTCTTTATCCACTGTTGTTGAAACTGTAGCCCCACCTACTGCTGCTGCTACTCTCATTTCATTTTCCATTCTTTCTGCTCTTTTGATTTCTACATCTAACGCATCGATTTTATCTAATGTGTTATCTACTTCTGTTGATTCAGCCTCGTTTAAGTTTCTAGTTTCTCCTTCAGCAGTATTTTTAATACCTTCTAAAGTTTCCACTAAGCTTGAGCGAGTCTCTTTTAATTCTAGTGACTTTTTCATTTTCTTCTTTTTAATAGATTAATTTTTAAATTTAATAGTGTATTCAATTCGTAGCTTTTCTCTTGTTGTTTTCTTTTGTTTTCTTTATCCATAAAGTTTGACCTTTGTGCTAGTGCTAGGTCGTTTGCAGATGGGTAGGCTGGTAGCGATACTGGGCTTACATCATATAATCGTTTGACTTTTTTGATGGTTCTTATATCTGCACCATTCTCTGCTCGCTCCCAAGCATCGCCATCTTTTCCAATAGTAAAAGCAAAGCTCGACTGAGTAATGTTTCCTAGTCGCATATTTTCTTTTAAATCTCGGCCAGCCGTTGTATCTGGTACATCTAGTTCATATCTTAGTCCTGTTTCATCTACGCTTAATCTTAGCGTTCCTGCTTCGGTTCTTCCTAGTAGGTAGTTTGGGTCGTGGTTAAAATAAGCACGCACATCGTTTCCTAGCACATCATCAAATGCTCCAGGCTGTATCTTTTCTCTAAAACCTCCCAAGTCCTCGCTTAGGCTGTTAAAAACGGCAGCGTGGCCTATTACTACATCCTTGCCTTCTTTTGTATCTAGTCGGCTTTCTATATTAAAGTATCGCTTTTCTGATGTATGTTTTTTATCCCATACATTTACTTTTTCCTTCGCTCTATATTCATCTTCTTCTTCCTCCAGTTCTTCTTCTTCTTCCTCATCTATTTCTTCTTCCACTTCTTCTTCACTATCGTGTTCTGGGATGTGATCGTTTTCTTCTACTACTTCATCATTGATTTCTTCTCCCACGACTTCATCCACGATCTCCTCCTCCACGATTTCATTTTCTTTATCGATTTCCACACCTTCGAAATCTTCAGATTTACCGTATACGATAGTAATGGTGTTTTTGTCCTCAATAATTTTTTTAATATGTCTAGCATTTATTGTTCTTTCCATTGTGTTGTTATTTTCTATTTGAGCTTCGCATATAGCCAGCCTTTGTTTTTCTTCATATTCATTTACCATTGTCGTATCAGCCATACATCTATTAATAAATTCTTTTTTAGTTTCGTTATTATTAGGCTTTGGTATCGGCATCTGTATTTGTTTTTAAAGTTCCACCATCTATTATATCATTAAGCGTAGCCATATTTAATTGCATAAAGTGATTAGAGCCTCCTTCAATCGTTGGTAGTTCTTCTAGCCTTCTTATTTCATCTATGCTCATTGCTCCTATGTTTAGCATTGTTCTGTAGTATTCGCTTCTATCTTTTGGTGTTCCTCTTAGCAATGCATTAACTATGAATTTTGTTTGTACCTTGCCTTGTTCGTTGGTTCTGAATAGTTTAGTATTCATTTCGCTTTCCATCATTATTAAATACGGCATTAAGCTGTACTGCACAAATTCTCTACTTTGTTCGCTTATGTTATTAAAACTTGATTTTGTCAAGTCCCTTAATAAGTGAGGTGGTAAATTAAATAAACGAGCGATTTCTGTTATACTGAATTCTCTAGAGGTTAAAAATTGCGAGGCCTCATTTGATAGGCTGATCTGTTGAAACTTAAGGCCTTCTTCCAGCACCATTGTTTTGTTGGCATCTGCTATGTTTGTGTAGTTTTCCTGGAATGAAACTTTAAGCCTCGATATTGCTTCATCTGATAGATGTCGCTCTGTTGAAAGCACCCCACTTACTTTTGCACCATTGCCGAAATAAGAATTCCCATATTTTTCCAGTGCCAATCCATAGCCGATTGCGTTAGCTCCTACATCCACTGGTGATAATCCTACCAGTCCATCTGGAGACATTACTTTAAAGTGCAATATTTCCGTGCTATCTACTATTCCTCCTTGCTCTAATTCGTAATAAATAACTCCTTCATTTTCTACTACAGTTACTTCTTTTGCAATTAACGGCATCAGTTCCACTGGCCTTGCTCCCCCATTTCTTTTTATAAAAATATACGAATTTCCTCTTGTCAATAAATCAATCATACACTTTTGTATTAAAGTGTAAGTTGTCATCTGTGGGTTCGGCTGTCTATGTAATAAATTGTAAATCTGATGATTTGCTGCTTGGCTCTTATTACCTGTTTTATCTGTTTCTACTATTGTAAGTGGAAGCTGTGCTACTGATTCAGATAGTATTCTAATTGCAGCCCATACAGCTGTGAATGTTAGAGCTGTTTCATCTGTTACTACAATTCCAGAGTTCGAACCTCTACCTGTCATTGCTGATAAAAAGTCGTTATTTCTTTTCTCGGTTTTCTCAGTACGATAAAAAACACTTTTCAGTGTATCAATTACTCCCATATAAAATTTTGGCTATTATTTGCTACAATAATACGAAAAAGTAAAGCGTTTACAATGAAGCATTATTTCTTATTTTCTTATTTTTGGTAACTCTGAAGCTGTCGTATGATGCGTACCTTCGTTTCATAAAGTGTGCTTCATATTCTTTTTCCGTTATTTCGTACGCTTCTTCATTGGTTTTGGCTAGTTTGCAGTTCTTATAAAAGCGTTTTTCAAAACCTGCAGGGCTTAGTAGTGCTAGTATTTCTATTCCTATTTTCATAATTTAAAAACTTAGTATTCCTCTATCGTTATATATTGATTCTCCTGGGTTTTCATCTGTCATCATTTCTCCTAG